GAGCCGGAGCCGGAGGTCGTATCGCAGTATCCCAACGCACCTTTAAGCAGATAACCGATTGAGGCTTCTAGTCGTGGGTGGATAGTAAGACCACCACCAACCATGACTCCCGCTTTGAACGGGATGGTTGGCAGAGGTCGTCCACCGACTTCCGGAGGACCCAATCGCTGATCGTCCATAACCGCAAGATCGGCCAGAGTTGCCTTATGGCGGAACCACGAACCGCTGACAACATCGATCTCTTTGCCAGCCTGTGGCCCGAAGCCCAGAATACCAGCTTGAGCAACAACAGCCATAGTAAACTCCTAGTACGGTCGATGAGTTAAGACTTGCCAGGCTATCTCACCTCTCCAGATATATTGCGCTGGAGGACCTCCACCTTCATAGAAGTTAGAGGCATAGACCCAGAGATAGTAGGCACGTTCTCCAAACTCATCTTCTAAATCAGCAACATTCGTTCTCTCGGCGTAGTAGACAGCTCTCCCAAAGTATTTATGAGCGTAGTCGGCTGCAACTTCCTGCTTGTAGTTCTTCAGGACAAAATAACAACCGAGCGTTATCCTGCCCTTTCTCCACCAGTAATGCCCGCCTCCAATCTCTCCATCCGGGATATTCATGTTGAGGTTTTCCATATCACGGACAGCCAACCTTCCATCCCGAGCGGAAAGATTCATCGGATCCAGGGGATTGCCACTCGATATCCAGAGATAGTTCACTGGCTCGAGTGGGCTCTCCTGGAAGCGGTAAGCCTGGACATCGCCAGCTCTGGTCGGATCTGACGAGGGGATTTTTGTCCTCATCTCCGAGAGCAGTTGGTCCCTCAAGCGTAAAACGATCAGATGGCTGATCTGGCTCATTGGCTTACCTTGACGTAAGGAGGTAACATTTTCATTTCCTGAAAGAACAGCTTTCTGTAAAGCTCTGCCTGGACTCTGAGCGGGTTATCTTCCGGGTTTCCGCTATCTACCCTGAGATTGAACTGGCGGATATTAGCCGAGTTAGAACTTTTAGGCAGAAGGCAGTGAGAGCCGGCATAGTACATTATCCCTACCAGAGCTGCTGTAGGAACTTCCAGAACGAAACCGAGATCCGATTCCGATTCTGGCTTATTCCAATAGGCAAAGTAATACAGCCTGAGCTGATCTCCCTCAGAAAGAGCAACCGATAGGCTCAAGTATCCACTGGGATATTCGATCCAATCATTGTCCGATGTTGTGGTACTCGATCGGGAAGTCATAGGAGCGAGAGTAGCCCGTGGGATGAATTTGCCGCTATTGACATCCTGAACTGCCTGGATACTATACAAATCCGTGGGAAGTGTATAGAGATCTCCAGCCGATCCAGCCGTCAATGTAGCCTGGGCAAACTTTGGGGCATAAGGCATGATCGCCTCATGAGCTCCGCAGACTCCATCCCAAACCAACCCATCTTCATAGATTTGCTGGCTAGGGTCGTCTAAGAGACGCAGGACCTTTTCGACAAAATCACCGTAAGTGATACTCATAGCTTACTGGACTACCTTAGCACCCTTCAAGCGGACAGTACCAGCCGAGAAAATCACCTCAAACACTTCGGGGCGGAACGGCTGATAGCCCATGTACTGGTCAAAGGAGAACCGATAGATGGCCTTGAAGTCATCGATCGGGTCCAGATCGTAGAACTGGGGCTGTTGAGCCACTCCTGCCACGATTGCCTGAGGTCCTCCAACGAAGATGGAGGCATGGATATGGCGGCCCTTAGTGATATAAGCATACGTGCCGCCTCCCAGGTCAGTCGCAAAGTCAACTAAGACGGGAGTATCGACTGCGATACGCCCATTTACAGAGTCGATAGACACGATGCGGCGATTGGTCAACTTGCCTTCGTTGAAGTTCACACCACCGGTAACGCCGTAAGCAGCCGTTGTGGTGGCATGAATGGTGATGATGTCATTGACGGCAAGATTTCCCAGGGATCCACTGGTGAAACTACCCAGTTGGATATAGTGCTTGATATCGCCATCGACTTCCTGGCCGACCATGTACGTACCATCTACTTTCGTGGTAGATGGATTAGGAGAACCATCACCGGCTCGGACAACTGCCGAGACAGGAGCTCGAGCGATGATCGTCCCGCAATTCCAAAGCGTACATTTAGGAGTTTGGACGTAACGTACATTCTTATGAGCACCAACCTCGTAATTCAGGAGCGTGCGATCCTGGAGGTATTCACGCAAGGTGATCCAGTCTTCGTTGCCCTGAATGTCATAGATGACACCTGGCGAGGTGTAGCAAACGATAGAGCCTTCCGCTCCGGTAGGACCCAGAGCTTCAGCAACACCACGGTTAGCCATACCGAGCCAGATATCAGAGCCCATATCGGGATCATAGAGGTCTCCGGTCCCGAGGGTAGAAAAGTTGGTTGCGCTGCCCATATAGAGGGCATAGCCTGTCGTCAGAGCACCCTGGATGAGGGCATTGCGGGCCAATAAGTCGTTCATATCGACCTCTGCCTGCCCAAGGGATCCTCTGGCGATCCTCCGCATACCGGCCTGATTGTTCTTGCGCCAATAAGTTACCATATCGTCATACTTGTGATAGGCGATCTTATTGCCGTTATGTTGGAACGTGATCTCGATAGCCCGAGAATCGATGTGCATGGAAGGCATCCAGATTTGACGAGCTGCGAGAGCTGTCGTATCTGGGTGAGGATCCAGCACTTGGGTAACGGTCATCGAGGTGGCACGAACATCAAGCAAGCTGCGGGTGAAGTTTAGAATAGGACGAAACACACTTCGTAACCGCCACATATCGATCAGGTCCGGGTCGAGCCAGGTACGCTGATTCTTATCCATGACGGAAAAGGGTTCATCGCTATAATAGGTATCGAAATCACCTGTAGCCATGAGTTAATCTCCAAAAGTTAGTTGAGAGCAATCCACTCTTCCATGAGAGCATCATATTTCTTGCGGCCTTCTGGGTCTTTTTTACCAGCAGCAGCCACCAACTCATCATAGACCTGATCCTTCGATCGCTTCTTTCCAGTCTGGTCTCCTACGTCACCTGGTCCAGCTCCCTTTAGGGCATCCTTCACTTTGTCATCTCCTGTCTTCCCAAGAGCTTCTCTGAACTTGGTAAATTTCTCCCGAAGTTCATCGACATTGTTGCCCGTAGGGAGCAGACCTTTAGCTTCAAAGGCTGCCAGATCCGGAAAGTCGGTCAAGACGAGCGAATAACGATCTCTCTCGAGAGTACGACTGGTCTCGCTATCTTGCAAACTTGCGATTTGCTTTGTCAATGCTACATTCTGGGCCATGATGCTTTCTTTCTCTGTTCCGAGAAGCTTATGGGACTGCTTGGTTCCCTCGGATTCCTCCGTGAGCTGGTCGTACTTGCCCTGTAATTCGGTAAACTGTTTTTGCAGTTTATCGTAGTTACGTTGGAGACCCTTATAAGCAGCTTCCCAGTCGGTCTTTTTATCACTGGTAGGAGGGGTTGTAGTTGCAGGTGGTTCCACAGGTGGTTCTCCGCTGGAAGGCGGGTCATCTGCGTCAAACACTTGCAGGTTCAATCTCTTTCCAAACATGATTGCTATTGTCCTTCCTTGTTTTTATCTCTCGCCGGAGTTCCTTGAGATGCGGATACGCTGCTACCCTTTACTCCCTTAGCTTCTGGAGGCTGAGCTTTTGCAGTGGCCTTAGCTTCAGTTTCTGCGATCTCTTTCAAGTCCTTCAGAATGAGGTCCCTTTCCTCGGAGGGGTTATCGACTCCTAACAGGTCAAGTAGCCTTTCAATCGAGCCCAAACGGGCTGCCATTAGAGCTACAACCTCTTGGACAACGACTTCCCGATCTTTCGGAAGGACAGGAGCCCACTCATGCCGGACTGGATAGATAAGGAAATCCGGAGATACCTCAACGTTCCTGGTTGTTTCTGGGATCAGCATCAGCATTTTGATCATCATTCTGGTGAGCAGGTTGAGGCCGGTAGACCATAAAACCCGCTCGATATCGGTATGAGAGATGAGTGCAAGCATCCTGGTAACTAAGGTTGCAGCAGAGCGCTGAGAACCTTCATCTTCTCCATCAGCAACTGCCGGAATAGAGGCCAGACGCCGGTAGATCTTCCATAGCAAATCCACCAAGTTTTCCATTGGCTCGGAGGCTGTTGCAGAACCTAATGTGAACAGATCCGGTTCAGCCTCGCCACCAGTAATCATAGGAGATGAGTGCAGGTTGACTGCGTAGAGTCCTGGGGCTATTTGTTGGATAGTTGGAGCTCCGTTGACGTTACGCATTCCCAAATAGGTATGAGCATCTCGGGTGACTGCATCCCCAAAATCTGCGAGCCTTAGATTCAATTCCTTGATAATGCCAATGACGTTATCTACGAAGGTTTCCCCATAAAAGCCATAAACACGAATATGAGGAATATAAACGATGGGGACAAACCCCCAATAATTGGGGTCACTGAGTTCTTTCCACATCCCATTTACAAATCGTTTGGCAGGTTGACCATTAATAGAACACTCGTATAGAGAGCTTGTGTAATGCTCCACCATCCAAGGCTGTTCGGATAATGATATATCAACCCCGTGGTCCCGAGCCTCGCTATGGTTGATAGCCCTAACGATCCAGGATTCCCTAACTCTCCATAAGTCTGTTCCATCAGGGATGATGACACATGATTTGGGATGAATAGACTCTATGCGAATAGGGATCGTGCGAAGGGGATCAAACGGATCGTAGACCAATCGGAAGACACAACCACCATAAAGCTGAGAGATCGCTCCATTAGTCCACTGTATAGCTCGGCCATTACTTTCCGACCAGATTCGGTACAGGATGTCTTCCAGCTTTTTAGTTGTTGCGATCTGTTCTTGGTTGGAATATTCGAGAGGGTTTATTTTAGGATAGACCAGAGGGCGATCGTCTTGCTTGACCTGGCCGAATAAGAAGTAGGTATGTTGTTCTACTGACCTGGGAAGAGGGTTTATCTTAACGGGATATAGCTCAACCTCTTTCCCCTGACGCTCAACTGTTTCATCGAGTGCGTCACCGCTATACCATGATTCGAGCTCGGTATAGCGAGTCAGGTTGCGGTTATATTCGTCGTATGGAAAACCATCAAGATCCTGAAGAGCAAAAGAGACTCTAGGCTCTCGAATATTCTCAATGTACTCTCGAATTTGAGTGAACAAGCTGTTTCCTGGTGCATCTTACCCATCCCCAAACGTTCCAGAAACAGTCTAAGTGAAAATTCCCCCAATGGATCATATATGATCCATAATATTATACAATCCTTCTTACAAAAGTCAACCGTCAGCTAGCGATCAAAAAGTCCCTTATTGCGCCGGTAAATCGTATGCAAGGCTCGATTTGGCAATCTCAGAGAGCGATCAACCTCGTACAGTGACTCGGAGGTTTCGCTCCTCTCCAACCAGGCGCATAGTTCGGTCAGCTTCTGTATCAAGGAGCGTAACAGTCTGATTGAGTTCCGCCTGAGATGGATTTTCAGGCGAGACTTGAAACCAGAGGCGAGCTGCGTGAGCCGACATACATAAGCACGCAACGATGTCTTGAGTGAGTTTAGCCCTTTGTGTTCCCGTATCTTTTGCAGGGTCATAATTGGTCAGTTGGCTCCTGATGCCAGAGATCATTTTAGGCCAGATCATCAGACCGGCCTCGATATATAACCTTCCGGCGATCAAATAGGCATTTTTCTTCCCAGAAGAGAAGTCGAGACCTCCGATATGCAAATTGGTGATCGTGGAATAGTCGATTCCGCCGATCCACTCATCTTTAAGCTTTGGATCAACCCTTTTCCCCTGTAAGAACAGGTTGAGTAGCTCATTGGTATTCTTCTGGGGTCCAGTTGCATCGACTCCGGTAAAAATCGGATCGTACTCGGCCATAAAACGCACTAATTGGCGAATAAAGGGAGTGATCGAGCCATTTCCGGCTCCCCACCAGAAAGCGACCAAGGACATCTTATACTTCGGGAAACTGGTCACATCCCACAGCATAAGGACTGGAGCATTGCGATTAGGAGCATTTCCGGTCCCCGGATCTCCCAAGAGCATATATTGGTGATTATCACCTCTCGGGATTTGGAAATACACGACTCCGGCACCATAAACGGTAGATAGTCCATAACCAGGAACATTGTTTCTCACGCCATCCATGATATAGGCATTATAGTCCTCGTCCTCACAGGCATGGACTTTAGGTTTAGAGAAATAATTGCCTTTTCCTTCAGGCCGATGGCCTTCGATAAAGCGCTCATGTTCCTCTTCTGGAATATCTTTCAGCATCAAGCGGAGTTGATCTGGGGTGACATTCAAGTTATGGCGAGTGGAGACAGTTCTCGAGAGATAATCATCGGGTAGATCGACAGCCAGGTCATAGCGATACCACAATTCCGGATCATCCCAGGAGTTGCTGATCAGAGAAAGCCTAGCCAGGCGAGATCTGCCATTGATCGATCCCCTCATCCGGGACCCAAGGTTAGTGATCGTGGTCCCCAGATCATCCAAAAGACCTGCTTCATCGATATTAGCCCAGTC